TGTATGAGTGTGACCGCATCTGCAAACAGTTTCTCAGTGTTTGTCATAATCAAATACTGCCCTTGATCTTAGTTTTTCAATCTTCTGATTATGCTCAATAGATGCTTTCCAACCAGCTGATCTGCCAACCCAATAACCACGCTCAAACGCCTGGTCTTTTATTTTCCATACAATCATAACTAAAACTGCTAGACCTAGCATAATCCAAAAAAATATTAGACCATCCTGTCTAGCTTCTAGCCATATGTTATTCATTTGTAGCCCTACCTTCTATGCACACGCTTTGTGGCATGTCAATAGTGTGACACTTGTGTATGACTTTGTGGATGATTTAGGGCTTAATTTTGATAACGATTTGATAACGTTATTTGTAGAGTTTGCCTTCAAATATAAAGCTGCCATCTGCATTAATAGGGATGGTTATTACCTGGACTTTACGCTCATGCACATATGCTACTGCGATTCCTTGCTGCCAGTTAGCATAGCCCCTTGTATACGCCATGCCTGAACTGCTTAAATCTACTAAATTGCCAACCTCAACGCCCCACACAGTACGCCCTAATTGCCCCCTAGAAGCCTCTGTAAAGGCCGATACCCCTAGTCTATGGGTGTGACCACACACCACGCTTTTTCCTAGCCTTCTAGCCCCGTTTAAGGCCGTTTGTCCAGGTACTTGGCTAAGAGGGAAAGCGTCACCATGAACGGCTGTCCAGCCTGGCGCCCAATCGAGCCCAAAGGGGTGGAATTTAATGTCGAGCTTGTCATATCCCATAAAACGCTCATACTGCATTTCTGGTAAGTTGAGGAATGATGGTAGTCGTTTTTTGATTGATCGGTAAAGTCTGATTCCATGATTGCTTCCTAATACATCTGTTACGCCTAAGTATGTTAGGACTTCTTGTGTTTGTTTTCTATCATCGTTTATATTGCCGACCATCTCGTCAATGGTGCCAGCATTAAAACCGCCTAGCTGTGGTAGATCAATCTCATCACCAATACAGATAGTCCTATGCGGATTCCACTTAGCTAAAAAGCGGCCTACTGACTTGACAGATTTTTCATTAAAAAAAGGTACTTGCAGATCTGATACAAACGCTATGCGCTTAATCGTCTTCCTCATAATCATCTAAGGGGTTTTTTATTGGATCTGTAGTATCAACTATCCAATCAGGATAACTTGTACGATCCATAGCAAAGGCTAGAGCTGTAGATTCATCCATGCCATTCTTACGGCAAGCTTTATATACCTCATTGGCTGCAATAGCCCAATAATCTAGCTTAGTTAAGACAGGCTCTTTAGTAGTCCTGCGCTTACGCACCATCTTCTTTGGTTTGCGTTTAGTAGCCATGTTGAAATTATGACTTACTTATGATAGAGAACAGATCATCGACACGCTGTTCTAATCTAGTTAATTGATCCTTCATGCTAGAGCCACCATTAGGACGTAACTCATTAAGCCAGCCTTTAACTAAAAAACGTAATCCTATTAGCACGCCTGATAGCACGGCCATAACGCCAGCGCCAAAGCCAGCCCATTCTGCCGGACTCATTTCGCATCTGCACCGATGCCATAAGCATTATCGGATTTGTCTAAAGCCCTAGCTGCTGGACCAGCAAGTGCTGCAACTACTACAGATAGTGCTGGATCTAAACCTAATTCATTACTTGCTAAAAATGTTAAGAAAGATACTAATACCCCACGTGCGTAGGACTTTAGTATTGCTTTTTGCTTTTTGGTTATTTTCATATTTTGCCCCCTAGTAGTGGTATATCAAACGGCTTACCATCTTTGTCGCCTAACTTTGTAAAACTAATATGGATGTGCTTCTTATGTGGGTTAATGCCACGATACCTGCGCCACTTAAATCCCATAATCCTTGAAGCTATAAAGCCATTATGGATTACGTAAGATATGCGCTTATCGGTTTTAGCACAGACTCGGATCTGGTCAGCCAAATATATCGAGAGCTGTTCGGATGTATCCAAACGAGAATCAATATCAATGGCTCGGACGACCCCAGATTTGTCTGGATTATGATCCGATTTGCTGGCGGAATGACGAGCATCACCAATCCACCCATCACTGGTAGAGCGGCGATCTGGATACCAGGTATCAATCTGTTCTCTTAACTGGACACCAGCTGCACACAGCCAGGGTTTGTTACTCACTGCCTAATTCTTCTTGTTGAGCAATCATTTCATCATAAGTTGATTTGAGCATTGAAGTATATTCATTGTTGCCTCGGTCAATAATGGCGTATTCTTTAACGCCTTCTAGTGTTTCAATTTCTACAAAAGATACATTATCCATTTTTATAACTCCGAACTAAATCCGACAAAACCTGCCGTATTATTATTATTTGCTAAATGGTAAACTCTGAATTGAGTTAAACCGCTTGCCACTGTTCCTTGTAGTACACAGGTAGTAACTCCAGACTGATCAATTACAAGATTAGTTAATGTAGTATTAGAAACACCAGGAATTTGAAGAGAAACATTCCCAGTATCTAAAGTGCCTGGTGCTACACGCATTTGAACTGGGAAATTTATACAAAAATCAACCTGCGTAGTTGAGCGTGCTGTTCCTAATCCGTGATCTCCGTAAGCGGTAGTTGGAGTATTGCGATAGTAATACCTTTGGCAAGCGGCTAACTCGCCTTGAATTGTGCCAGTTGCAGTTTGGAAAGATGTGGCTGTTGAACCTGCTTCAACCTGAACTCCCCAAACATCTATAACAGCAGTTTGAACACCGACAGTACCGCTTCTAGTGTTAAAAGAAGTTCCCGCTGTTACCCATAAATTCATTTCCAATAAACTAGAAGTACCAATAGTTTTACCACTAATGGAAGGATTTGCAATTGTTACAGAATATCTTGCCCAAGAGGTTGTTAATGTTACAGATTGACCAGCAGCGCCAGTATCACTAGAACCACCGCTACCAAAATCTTGAAAAAGTTCAATTCCTAATTTATCTCCAGCCGTATCAGATTTTGCCCATAAAGAAACTGTAACTGTTTGACCAGCAAAAGTTCTAACATCTTCAATTTTTTGTTGTAATAAACAATAATCACCAGCAGAAGCACCACCAGCAACATCCATCCGAGCAAAAGTTGTGCCTTCATATCCCGCTACGGGCGCTGCACCTGCTGTAAAATTTTGGGTAGAATAAGTTATAGTTCCGCCATTTGTAGAATGATTCCATCTATCAAAACCATAACCTTGACCTGTTGTGATTGTACTAAAATTTCTCTGATTGATTCTAAAATCACCATTAATGATTTTATTTTTACCAGCAGTAAATTCTAAAGAAGTTGGTACCGAGCCGCCAATTGCGACCCATGCAGATCCAGAGTAATACTCTGTTGAATTAGTGTCTTTTAAGAAAGACATGTTACCTTCTTGTGGTGATGTAACGGCAGCTGTGCGAGCTGCGGCATCAGCAAAGACCCACACGCCTTGCATTAAATAGCCATCTACGTCGGCTGCGGTTAATACCTCGCCTGTAGTGAAATCCTTAAACCCTAAACCTGCTGCCATCTCTACTCCTTAGTAACTTAGGACATTATAGTCTAAAGTGCCATAAATGCTATTATTTAGGATAAAAGCGTCTATAACTGGCTCTAGTGTCGTGAACGTGGTTTTCCAACTATTCGGGGTTATATTCATTCTTACCCCAAAAATCTGTAAGGTCTTCTCTAAAATCGATCCGCCAGGCTGGGTAGTCTTAACTGTAATCGGATCAAAAAAATCTAAGTCTAAGGCAGCTACTATGCCTGAATTGTAACTAGGTGTGTATAGGTCTAGGACTATGGCATCCACACGTATAGAAGTTTCTTGCCTAGAAGCAATATAAGCCTGGGCATAATCTAAGGCTACGGCATCTGATTGCATTAATAAGTTATCTAAAAAATAACTATGCAAAAAGTATTTATCTATGCTGGCTTGGTTTAGGGCTACCTGTGGGCTACCACCAGCTCTAGTAATGGTAGCTTTATTAAATACTAATACGTCATTTAATACCCAACTAGCATCAAAATAATCTATTCCAGATCCATCATCTGAAAACACTGTAGGTGTGCCACCAATAGATCCAGCCGTAACACCTCTATCTTGAAATACAAAGTTATTGTCTGCATCAACATAAATAGCACCATATTCTGAATTGGCTACTGTAAATAATGCCTGTAGTGCTGTTCGGTTAGTGCCTGGATCTGCCTGTAATGTAGTAAGGCCTGGATCAATATCACGTTGCGTGGATGGCCATGCGATTTGATCTAATATATTATTAATACGTGCGCCCGATAATTGACCAGCGCTGGTGCCGGCTACTGTACTTATTTGTGCTAATTGAGCTAATCTAAAAGCATCTACAGCTTGTA